AAGTTAGATTTTTCAGCAGCTACCATAGTATTGTCAGGTAATCCATTTGCTACAGCGATTTTTACACCGTCAAAGCTAAGTCCACCACCGTTGTACCATTGAGTTCCTTTGTCATCTGTACCAGCACCGCCGATATTAGCTTGGAAGCCTCCTAATGCTCTTACGTAAGCTCTAGCTACGTTTTGAGAAACATAAATGTAAAGGTCTTCTGAAGTATAGATTGTAGAAGGAATTGCATCTACTACTAAGCCCATTTTATCAATAACGTTTGCTGCAGTAACTGCTGCTCCTGCACCTACGTCAGTTACATCAGCGTCAGCTAACATTAATTCTTTGAAACCAGCAATAGAACCATTTGTTGCAGCTGCTCCATTCCAAATATCCTGCTCAGTCTTTTGTGCTACTTTAGCAGCAACGTGACCTAGTAAGAAGTCAGCGAATGAAGGAGCTAAATTATCGTTGGCGCTATATCCCATTGAAATCGCATCCCAATCTGAACGGAAATCTGCCTTACATAATTGTAAGTTAACTTGTAAAGATTTAGGCTCAATAGTTCTCTCAGTTAGAGTTAGAGTAGAAGTAGGGTCAAAGTCACATCCAGAGTTTTTTACAAGTCCGTCAGTAGATACTTTTTTAATTACTTCTTTAAATTTAATGTTTGGTTTTACAGAAATTAATCCGTTGTCCAAAGTTGAACCGCTTAAAAGTGCAGCAGAAATGTACTGTCCTGCAAATTCCCCAGCGTAGGTAGTTGTAATGCTAGTAGTTGTAGCCATTTTGTTTTATTTTTTAATATTAGAAATTCTTTGTAGAACTTTGTCCATCGTAGACGTTCCACGTTTTTGTGAGTAAAGGTTTAACGCTTTATCTGCACTTGCTTCAGGATTATGGTTTACTTTTTCAACTACTGAAAGTTCTTCCTTAACTTCTTCTACAATATTTTCAACAGTCTCTTCAACTGATAATTCATCTTTCTTGTCAATCATTGCCTTGATTTCGTCAATCATAGACTTAACCTCTGCAAGGTCTTCTTTAGTTGCGTAAGCTAATTCTTCTTCAGCCGCTTCAACTTCTTCCTCTGCAGGTGCTTCTTCTGGTGCTTCAACAGCTTCCCCAATAGATTTAATGATTCCTTCTTCTTCAATAATCAATTCTTGACCATCATCTAGAATATAGCTTCCGATTGGGAGGGCTACTTTCTCGTCCTCAGTTACAATAAAAACTTCTTTACCTTCAGCAAATTCTTCTGCTTCAATGATAGTTCCGTTCTCTAGTGCAGCCTGAGCTAATTTGATTTCTTGATTTTCTTCGGATAACTCTACCCCAAGAACTTCTTTCACTTTGTTTAACATATCTGTCGCTTTCATATTATTACAATAAAATTAATATTCGGTTGTTATATTTTTA